ATCGGCTTACTTCGAGTTCAAAGCCCGGTATCGCGCCCGCAACAAACGCCGCTGTGTCATCCAGTTCCAGCCCTGTCTTTTGCGCCTCATGGCTGATCCAGATATCATCGCCATGAAGGTAAACTGCAACCGCGAATGTCGGGTCTTGTGAGAATCCAAAGTCGCCTCCAAGATATGGGCCTTGCCAGTCTGGCTCCGGTGTAAATTCATCGACCGCGATCTTGCCTGCAAAAACCTGCGAATTGGAATTACTCAGGTATGCGCCGTCCCAAACATGGGCATACGTTGCCGGGTCTAGGCGGTCTAATTCCCTCTTGCGCAGCGTTTCCAATCCGCGCGGGAAGAATGGGTTATCCTGATGATTGATGTTTGCGATAAGCGCATTGGCTGGCGGGGATTTGCGAAACCGCTTATCAACCGGGCTTCCGTCTAGGCGTGGGTTCCAGATCGGCCATAACTCGGATCGGGGCTGGCGGAATACCGTTGCCTCAAGCGCAAGCCATGCGGTTTCCGGCACGTCCTCGGCTTCCTCGATTATCGTTAGATCAATCTTTGCCAGCGACTTGATGGATTGCTCGCCACGCCGCAAGCCTCGGAATATAAACTCCGTTCCGTTCGCGCCCCTGAGGTAATCAACCCCAACGTCATAATGCGCGGCAAGCCAAGGCTGCGACTCAATCGCGGCTTTCAATTCCGCGTGGAACGATTCCTTTATGCTAGCTTGAAATTCGCGCACGCAAAGAATACGCATCGGTTCTGCATATCCCCACACTGAAGCCATAAGCGCGGCTGTAAATGACTTGGCCGACCCTCGACCGCCGTATAGGGCGCGGTATTGAACCAACCCCCGCTTGGGTGCGAATATCGGAACAAGTGCGGGGGGGAGTTTAAGTTTTGCTGTCGTCATCTGGTGACGCGGCTTCGATGATGATGCGGGTTACAATTGCGCCACCCGGCCCGGCCCCGCCAATCTCTATCTTGTCCCCGTATTTTTTGGGGGCCATGCGTGCTAGCATCCACTTGCGAGTATCAATCCGAAGCCGCGCCCTTTGCACATGCTCGGCATCAAATACTGGACCCTTATCACTCACGCGGAAGTCTCGCAGTGCATCGTCTGCAATGTCTAGCATATCCTCGAAAATGCAAGCGGCCCGATCCTCGCATGCGCGCGCGTATTTCTCAACCAGATCGGCGTCATCACATAACCATTGATGCCATGCAGCCTGAGACGGCAACCAATCGTCGCGGTCCTTACCGCAAATCTTGTTAATGCTTTCACCCTTGGCGACACGTCCAAGGATTTCGTCAATAATTTCTGGCGTCCTTTTGCCCATATGCGAAGCCTACCCCATCCCATCAATCTGCGCAACTGAGCGCGTGTTGCGGGGTCACGAGGTTGAGAAAGGCAACCCCGCCCCCGCTGCCATGGTTGGGGCCTGACTAAGCCCGGCACTCATGGCTTACCGCTGGCATTGAGCCGCCAGTCAGGCTAACCGATACCCGTGAATATTGGCCCATGTACCCGGCATGCGTCTAAAGATAACCCTCCTCGACGCTACTAGAGGCACCATAGCCTTTGACACCTCACCCGGGGTCTTACCTACAAGCGGTGCAATCTCATTGGCCAGCCGCTCCCTGCCGTCACGCAAAACGTGAAGGATTTTCGCATCGTCGCTCCTGTGATCCGGCGCGGCGTAGATGTTCGCGCCGTAGCCCCCCTTGGCGCAGACGTAGATTGCGCCGTCGCGGCTGAGTATGCTCAGGGCATCGCGCGCGGCATGGCGCGGCAATGCCATCGCCTTGGCAACGTCTGCGATCGATAGCCTCACACCGGGCAGGAATAGCGCCAGCACGGGGGATTTGTCAGATGCGGGCCCGCCTGCGCCTTGTGGGCTTGGTCCGGACGCTTTGACCTCTCGCATCCGATGCGTGCGAAACTCGCGGGCTATCTGCCACTCGTATTTGGTTGCGAGGGGCGCGTGGGCTTGGAAGTATGGGTGGGTCATGGCTTGGTGTCCCCTTGCTTGGCCGCGATGGGCGCGGCGTGTGGTGGCCAGTCATCGGGCCGGTATCCGGAAAGGTACGCCCGCATCAGGCGGGCGTGCCATCCTGGCACGGTCGCCCCGCCCTCGATGTTGTAGATGCGCGCCGGATCGCCAAGGCCGAACAGCGGCGCGGCTTGCGCGGCTGTCAGGCCGAGGGATAGGCGGGCGGCTTTGAAGGCTGCGGGGGTCATGCTGATGTAGTAGGTCATCACATCACCTGCCCCGGCTTCCGTCCTGCCGCCATGTAGGCCATCGTTCCGGAAGCGTCCTCCAGCCACCCCATGTCGCATCCGCTGTAGACGACTTCTGCGCCATCGTCCTCGGCGTCGGCGACCGTCGCATAGAGCGTGAGCCCCGTGGTGAAAATCATCTTGTCGGCTTCGCCCTCAGGCAATTCCGGCAGTTCAGCCAGACGCTTGGACATCATTGCGTCGTCGCCATCAACAGCCGTCGCAGCCAGCATGTCACCGATCATTGCGATAGTGTACGTTTTCATCTCTGTCTCTCCCGTTGTGGCTCTCGCCGCTTCCATACACTCACTATGCGCTATGCGCAGCGCCGATGCAAGGGAAAAAATGCGCCTGGCGGAAAATAACGCGCGGCAAGGCATAACAGCATATTACAGAGGGGGTCCGTTGAGAGTTAGCCCCTTGATCTGCAAGCCGGAAACCCCCTCAGCCCCCTTAACCTAACCAATTTCAGAAAAGTAGTAGTAGTAGTATCGCGCGCACATACACGCACGCATAAGGCGCAGTCAGAAAAGTTACATTCCTAGACATATAGGGCCTATCCGTATTTTGGCGTCATTCCGTTAACACGCTGCGATTGCTACACATTTTCTGTTAGGTGGTGCGTAATCCTAACGCAATCCAGCCCGAGCGGCCATTTTGCACACCTCCCGCGCAAAAAATTGCACGCTTGACTATGGGGGAATTTGCTGGCTAGGTAGGGGGGCCGAGAGAGCGCGCCACACGCTCGATCTCGGCCATATCAGCGAAAGGAACTCGCCAATGACTGACGATAGCACAATATTTGGACATAATGAAAGCCCCGTGCGGCTGGCATGGCTTGCCGATGCGGCACGCGCTGCGCTTGAGCGTGTCGCATCCGGCGAAACGGACACCATCGAGGGGTGGCTTGCATACGGCGCGGCGCTGAATGAGGGGCGCGGGTTGTTCCCTGGCGACCGAGAGTTTGGTCGATGGATAGCGGAAAATGTGCTTTCGCAAGTTGCGATTGCACCGGATGATCAATCTGCGGCTATGTGGGCAGCCGCCAACCTTAACGACTTTGACGCGGCGCGCGTTGCTGGTAATGCCCGCACCGTTCGCGGCATACATGCCAAGTGGCTAATCTTGGACGCGGGGCGCAAAGCCGCAGAGGATCGTGAACGCGCCGCCCTTGCCCGCGCCAATGCCGAAGCGGAGCGCAAGATTGCAGACGAAGCGCGGCGCAAGGGCGAGGCTGACCGGCGGGAAGCCAAGTTACGCGCCGATGCAGAGTCCGCAGCCATTGCCGCCGTGAAGCGCGCAAAGGATGCAGAACAGCGCCGGGTTGCCCAAGAACAAGCACAGGCCGCAGCGCAGGCAAGGGCGGAAGCAGAGGCCAGCGCAAAGGCCGAGGATGACAGGGCGAAGGCGTCAGAGCGCCTTGCCAAGGCATCCGACAAGGCCGCGAAAACAGCAGACAACAGCGCCAAGGCCGCAGACAAGAAGGCCGCAAAGGCAAAGGCTGGCGATAAAGGTTCGGACAAGACCGCCCATGTGTCGCACAACAGCGGCGAAAACGAATGGTATACACCGGCAATCTACATCGAAGCGGCACGGGCCGTGCTGGGCGGGTTCGACTTGGACCCGGCGTCCAGTGAGGTTGCAAACCGGACGGTGCGGGCCGACCGGATATTTACTGCGCAGGATGACGGGTTGTCGCGGGATTGGCCTGTTGGGTCGATATGGTGCAACCCTCCGTATTCACAGCCTCTTATGGGACAGTTTGCAGCGCGCCTTGCCCAAGCGGCGCGGGACGGATCGCACGTTATTGTGCTGGTAAATAATGCCACAGAAACAGCGTGGTTCCAGATCATTGCCGCTGAGTGTTCTGCCATTTGCTTTCCCAAGGCGCGCATAAAATTTCTGGACCCGCAAGGCAACGCAAGTGGCGCACCGCTACAGGGGCAGGCCATTATATATTCCGGCCCAAATGTGGATCGCTTCCAAGAGGCGTTTGCTAGCTTTGGCCTGGTGGTCAAGCATGGGTGATTTTCAAGCGGCATTGGCTTTCGGGCAGCAAGGTGAGCAAACCGTTTCAGAATGGCTGCAAGGGCGCGGGCATATGGTTTTCCCTGCCTACGAAAAGGAGGGGGGCGAATACAAGGGGCCGCAGCTTTTTGCAAAATCCGGCGATCTTGTCTTGCCTGATTTGCTGGCGATTCGTGATGGCAAGGCGATCTGGTTTGAGGTAAAGCGCAAAAGCTGCTTTACATGGCATAGAATCTCCCGGCAGTGGGTGACTGGAATCGACCTCCACCATTACGGGCAATACAAAGAAGTCGCCGCTAGAACAGAATTTCCGGTTTGGCTTGTTTTTCTGCACCCTAGCGACAAGCCTGATTCTGGCGATATTGCGCACGGATGCCCACCTGAATGTCCGGCGGGATTGTTCGGCAATGACATTTCCGTGCTAGCAAAAACTGAAAGCCACAGACACGCAAATTGGGGCAGGCACGGAATGGTTTATTGGTCGCGAGGCAGCCTTTTGCGGCTGGCGGGAGTCAAGCCATGACCGACCCCACCGCCGACTTTATCGACCACTTGCGCGCCATGCAGATCGCCCCGGCCGACCCCGCCGAGATCATCTCAGACGACAAGCGTCGCAGATACCGGCTTGACGGCGACAAGCCCAAAACCCGCACCGGCAGCTATCAGCTAAAAGTCGAGCCGGACGGTTTCGCGGTTGGGTGGGCGATGTCATTCCGCGAGGCCGTAGTGCATCCATGGCATAGCAAATCCACCCGCAAGGCTGATCCTGAACAGCGGGCCGAATGGAAGCGCAAGCAAGCCGAGGCCAAGCTACTCAGGGACGCCGAGGCATTGCAGCTAGCCCGTGCCGCCGCTGACAAGGCCAAGGGCATATGGGCGCGCGCATCAGCCACAGGTACGACGCCCTACCTCGACCGCAAGGGATGCGGCTTGCATGGGGCTAAAGTCTGGCAGGGGCTTGTCGTGGTGCCGATGTATACGGCGGGCGGGATCGTGGGCCTGCAATTCATCGCGGCGGATGGTGCTAAAAGGTTCATCACGGGCGCGGCAAAGGAAGGCTCATATTTCCCGATCACGACCAAGGACGAGGCGAAGGACGTCATCATTATTTGCGAAGGTTTTGCCACAGCGGCGGCAATTCGCACGGCAACCGCATGGCCCACAGTTGCGGCGTTCGACGCTGGTAATCTGAAACCCGTGGCGCTGGCCATGCGCAAGAAATATCCCGAGGCGCGCATCATCATCGGGGCGGATCACGACCAATGGACGCATCGCCAGGACGGCACGGCATGGAACCCCGGCATCGAGAAGGCCAATCAAGCCGCCGTGGCAATCGGCGGCGCACAGGTCATCGCCCCATTTGTTCCAGACGACGACCCAGAGCGGCGCACAGACTGGTATGACATATCCCGCACGGATGGCTTGGAGGCCGTCAGGGATGCCTTCCACAGCCCGCCAGCGCCCGACATGCCTGCCCCTGAGTATGACGAGCGCGACTATGCAGCGCCTGAGCCGTACCAGCCGACTGACACCCTGTCTGCAATCCGCCCGCTAGGTCACAATCGCGGCCTGTATAGCTTCTTCCCGCGCGGCGCTGGCCAGATCGTGACCCTATCCGCCACGTCTATGGGCCGGATGCAATCTCTCTACATGCTGGCCCCGCGCGGGTTCTGGGAGCGGCATTATGGCGGCGAGAAAATAGCCGACAGCCAGATATGCGCGCATGCCAGCGCCCACCTCATGCAAGCCTGTCACGACATCGGGGTATTCCAGCCCGAGACGACGCGCGGCGTGGGGGCATGGATGGACGGCGGATCACCAGTCATCAACACCGGCGACATGGTGATAGGCGACCGGATTCGCGCGCACCCGGCAGAGTTTGAGGGCGAGGCGGTGTATGAGAGCGGGCCGCGCGTGGTGCATCCGGGATCTGATCCGCTTGGCAATGCTGAGGCCGTGCGCGCGCTGGAGTTGATCAAACGCCTGCACTGGAAGCGCGGGCAGTTCGCATATCTGCTTGCAGGATGGCTTGTCATCGCGCCGATCGGCGGTGCTTTGACATGGCGACCGCATATCTGGATCACGGGCAAATCGGGCGCGGGCAAGTCCAGCATCATCGCCGAAGTAATCAAAAAAATGCTGGACGACATGGGCCTTGCGACGGAGGGCGTCACAGAGGCGCGTGTGCGGGGGATGATCGGGCAGTCAACGCGCCCGGTTGTAATCGACGAGGCTGAGGCGGAAACGGCGACTGCGCGCGTTGAGATGCAAAAGATCATCAATTTTGCCCGCAAGTGTTCATCCGGCGGTATTGTCGCAAACGCCAACGCCTCATATCGGGCGCAGTCGTGTTTCTGTTTCGCGGCAATAAATCCGAGCGTGGAGCAATTGGCAGACACGGCGCGGATCAGTATATTGGAATTGACACGGGATGCAAAACACGACCGGCTCGACACATGGCGCGCATTACTATCTGACATGCGCGCGACATTCACGCAAAGCTATTGCCGCGCAATGCTGGCCCGAACGATGGCCAATTTGCCAGCGTTATTGGACAACGTGGCGACTTTCTCACGGGCGGCATCGGAGCTGTTCAAGGATGCACGCGCGGGGGATCAGCTGGGGCCAATGATTGCGGGCGCGTTTTCACTCACCAGCACGGCTAGAATTAGCCATGATGCGGCAATGGACTGGATGCGTAAACAGGATTGGGAATGGCATACGCAAACCCGCGAGGCCGAGGATTCCGGCGTGCTGCTGACGCACATAATGACAAGCCGCGTGCGATACGACCACGCGGGCATGATGCGCGAAAGCACCATTGGCGATATGGTGGTGCTGGCGGCGGACGAGCACGCGCCCGGGCATGACGGCGCGGTGTCTGGCCTGCGCCCCTATGGCGTCAAGGTGCACGAGCGGCGCGTCATCATCAGCAACACCGCGCCGCCCTTGCGCAAGCTGCTCTCCGACACGCCCTATATCCCGTGGGCGCGGGGGTTGAGCGAGATAGCAGGGGCCGAGGCGGAGAAGGCAACCTATTTCATGACGGGGCTTATCACGCGGGCGGTTTCGTTTCCGCTGGCTGCGGTGACGGGGGATGATGGGGTGCCGGAGCAGGAGTTGCCATGGGGATTGGAGGATATGGGATGACCAGCACTAAGGGGCGTAAATTAGAGCGTGAAAATGAATGCGTCGAAATCTTCAAAAAAATGTGGTTTGCGCAGGAGATAAGCTTTAACGAAGTATATTTTGAGATTGCAGAAATAAAGGGACATGAAGCCGCCGCCTCAATTTGTTCTGATTTGGCCTCGGGCGGGCGAGGTTAGCACATGATCACCCTATACCCCGACCAACAAGACCTCATCGACCGCGTTAGACTTGCCATGCGGCATAGCAAGTCCGTCCTATGCCAATCGGCAACTGGCAGCGGCAAAACCGTGATGGGCGCATACATGATCAGCAAGGCGCGCGCCAAGGGAACAAAATGCCTGTTCGTCGTGCCGCGCCGGGAATTGCTGCGCCAGACTGCCGAGACGCTGGAAAGCTATCAGATACCCTTTGGCTATGTCAGTGCGGGATATGCCAGCAACCGGCTGGCAACCGTCCAGATCGCCACCAGCGGCACACTGGCGCGGCGGCTGGATGATGCGCCTCGGGCGGGGCTTGTGTTCATTGACGAAGCCCACCACGGGGGCGCAGAGTTGGAACGCATCATTGCGCATTATGCGGCGCAAGGGGCGTGGATCATCGGCCTAAGCGCCACGCCCCTCAAAATGTCCGGCAAGGGGTTGGGCGAGTGGTATCAGGCAATGGAGTGCGGCCCAAGTATTGCGCAACTCATGGCGGATGGGCGGTTGTCTCAATATCGCCTGTTCGCGCCACACCGCCCAAACCTCGACGGCATCAAAACAGTGATGGGCGATTATGCCAAGGGCGAAATATCAACGCGCATGGAAGATGACATGGTGTTGACCGGCAACGCGGTGCGCCACTATGCGCAACACGCGGCGGGCAAGCTCAACGTCGCATTCTGCACCAGCGTCAAGCACGCGGAATTGGTGGCGGGTGAGTTTAGAAGCCAAGGCATACCAGCGGCGGCAATATCTGGCGCGATGAAAGACGACGAGCGGGCGCGGATCATCAAGGCGTTTGCGCGGCGGGAACTGCATGTGCTGGCAAATTGCAGCCTGCTCACATTCGGTTTTGATCTGGCATCGGCGGCACAAATGGACGTGACCATCGAGAGCATGTCCGACCTGTCCCCTACAAAGTCGCTACCTTGGCAGCTGCAGAAATACGGGCGGGTGTTGCGGCGCAAGGATCAGCCCGCAATAATTTTCGACCACGCCGGAAATGTAGACCGCCACGGCCTGCCCGACGATGACCGCGAATGGAGCCTAGACGGCAAGGCCAAGCGCGCGGGCAGCTCGGAGCCGACGATACCCGTGCGCCAGTGCCCGAGGTGTTTCCATGTGACTAGGCCATCACCATCATGTCCAGCATGCGGGTTTGTGCATCCCATTGCGAGCCGCACGGTTGAAGAGGTGGAGGGCGAGTTGGCCGAGGTCACAGAACGCGCGCGCAAGGTTGCGGTGCGGCAGGAGCAGGGGCGCGCGCAAACGCTGGATGAATTGCTGGCAGTTGCGGCGCGCGAGGGCAGGAAGCCGGGTTGGGCAAGGCATGTGTATGAGGCGCGGCAGAGGAAGAGGGCGGGGCGATGATCCCCCGCCGCACGACCCTATTCGCGAGCGACGACAGCGACGACGCCCTAGCCGATGCGCGTGCATGGCTGGCGCTTTGGGGGTACACGCGCGACGACTGCAAACTGGTCAAGCGCGACGGGCAAATTTTGGTCATAGCGGAGAGAGATATTGAAGGAATCAAGCGTCCAAGCGCTGATCATGATGGCGCTGTCTGAGGCGGGTTGTCTTGTATGGCGTCAAAACACCGGCAGCCTGCCTGATCGCAACGGTAGACTTGTGCGGTTTGGCCTGTGTGTCGGATCGTCAGACATTGTCGGCCTATGTTCCGACGGCAAGTTCCTGGCCATCGAAGCGAAAACAGCGCTAGGCCAGCCGACTGACGCGCAGCTAAACTTCATCAAGGCAGTACAACGCCAGGGTGGCCGCGCTGGCATCGCACGTTCTGCCGCCGAGGCCGTAGAAATAGCTTGCACGCCTTAACCGCGTGGTATATGCAGAGGATGCGCCCGCCACACTGGCGCAGATATGAGGGACACCACATGACAACCGAACTCGCACTGATCACGGAAGGCGGCACCGATATTGTCGCCATGTTCAAGGATGGGGGCGCACAGATCGACCCTATCCTTGCGCGCATTGAGGCCGAGGTGAACCACCGGGCCGAAATTGCCCGCGAGATTGCAGACGCCTTGAACGCCATGTCGGGCAGGGCGACACCCAGCGCAATCGCCGAAGCCCTGATCGAAGGCCGTATCCCCCATTGCAAAGTGAGCATGTGAAATGACCATCGTCCCAGAACTTATGCGCCAACTCCACGTAGAGGAGCGCCGCGACCCTGTTGAGGCTGCATTTTTTGCGCTGCAATGCTTGTCGGAAGATCAAGTGCAAGCGCTAATTTCCATCCTGACCAAGCACAACAATAACCGCCCATACGCTCGTCGCGTGTCGGTGTCTCAGGAGCTTGCGACATGACCATCAAATACCACAACGACCTTATCCAAGGCACGGATGAATGGCACGCCGCACGGTGCGGCCTGCTGACGGCGAGCGAGATGCGCTTGCTGGTCAACATACCTGCCGAGGAGACGCGAATAAAGAAAGACGGAACGCCCTACAAGCAGCGCGGCATGACGCCAGCCGACAATGACAAAACCCGCGCCCACGTGTGGGAGTTGCTGGCCCAACGCCTTACCCGATACGTCGAGCCGTCATACATAGGCGATGCGATGTTGCGCGGCCACCGCGACGAAATCCTTGCCCGCGACCTGTATTCGCAACACTACGCGCAGGTCACTGAGGCGGGCTTCATCACCAATGACCAATGGGGCTTTACGCTTGGATACAGCCCGGACGGCTTGGTTGGCGACGATGGGCAGATCGAGTGCAAGAGTCGCGTGCAGAAATACCAGGTGCAAACCATCGCCGAGGATGAGGTGCCTGCCGAATACATGCTGCAACTGCAAACCGGCCTACTCGTGACCGGGCGCAAGTGGGTGGACTTCATCAGCTACAGCGGCGGGTTGCCAATGTTCGTCAAGCGGGTGCTGCCTGATGCCGCAATGCGCGCGGCAATCATCGACGCGTTGACGGAGTTTGAAATGACGCTGGCCGAAAGGACGCACGCCTACTATGCCGGGCTTGGCGGTATGCCAGTGATAATTGAAACCGAACGCCAAGTTGAGCAGGAGATGATGGTATGATCACGATCCGCGTAATTGACTTTGAGACAACTGGCATGGAGCCGCCCGCCGAGGTTTGCGAGGTCGGAATGTGCGATGTTAATATTGACGCTAAGACCGTTGCCCCCGCGCACACGTGGCTTTGTGGCGTCAAGGATATGCCGCCCGATGTCAGGGCGGTGCATCACATTACCATGGCAGATTGCGCCGGGTGGGATGCCTTTGATTCCGCAGCCATGTTCAAAACGCCGGTTGATGCTGTCGCCGCACACAATGCAGATTTTGAAATGCGTTTCTTCACCCCGCCTGCGCCGATGATCTGCACTTACAAGGTGTCGTTGCGCGTATGGCCTGACGCTCCAAGCCATAGCAATGGCGCGCTGCGGTATTGGCTTGAGGATCAGGGCCTTGTTTCGCTGGATCACGTCCAAACCCAACCCGCGCACAGGGCCGGTCCTGACGCTTATGTTACAGCACATATTCTATTGGCGCTGTTTGCAACTGGCATGACGGGTCGAGAGATGGTGGCGATTACCAAACAGCCGCGATTACTTCCGACATGCCCGATTGGAAAGTTCAAGGGCAAGCCATGGCCAGAAGTTGAGGCCGGGTTTCTTGGCTGGATGATGAAGCAACCCACGATGGAATCAGACTTGAAATGGAACGCGGCCCGCGAAATTGCGCGCCGAAATGGAGACACACCACAATGATCGACATCAGCCAAACCACCGCGCCGAAAAGCGACCAGCTAAATTCGGATGACCTGATCGGCGGGCCGCGCACCATCACCATCACGCGCGTGTCGGCGAATGAAGGCGGAGACCAGCCAATCAATGTGTTTTTTGAAGGCGACGACAACAAGCCATTTCGCCCGTGCAAGGGTATGCGCCGCGTGATGATGGCGATCTGGGGCAATAACGGCGCGACCTATGCGGGCAAGTCAATGACCATATGGCGCGACCCTAGCGTGACTTGGGGCGGCATGGCTGTTGGCGGTATCCGTATCAGCCACATGAGCCACATGGAACGCGACACCACCCTGGCGATCACGGAGAGCAAGACGAAGCGCAAACCTTTGGTCGTAAGGATGCTGACGGTTGCCCCCACCGAGACCCCCGACGCAGCCTATGCCCTAGCCCGTGCCGCAGCGGCAAACGGAAAGGCCGCATTTACGACATGGTGGCAGAGTGACGAGGGCCGCGCGTGCCGCCAAGCGGTTCAGCCGATCATGCCGGAATTGCAGGCCGCAGTCGCCGCAGCCGACGCCATGCCAGACGATGAGGCCCCGATGTGATTTGCGCAAACCACAAGTGCCGGGCGCGGTTTGCGCCTAAATGGGCGGGGCAGGTTTATTGCTGCAACGCCTGCCGCATCAAGGGGCGCAATTTCCGCAAAACACACGGCGAGCGGGCAATCAACGCGGCGATGGATGGGCGCGATCCGTTGCCGATCATCACCGCCATTGTGCAGATTTTGCGCTCAGGTGGATGACCGATCCGACGCCATAGAAGAACGCGCGGGTTTGCGGATTGGGCGGCGTATATTTTAAGGAGGGATGCGACATGACTGAGACCACAGAAGACCTGTTGGCGCGGCTTGCGGGTTTTACGCCGGGGGTATGGTTGCTTGACCCGTCTAATGACGAGAGCAGTTGCGGCAAAGAGGCCGTAATTCTCCGCAGAGGATTTTACATTGCAGTATTGCCAGGGGGATACCTAAAGGCCGACGCCGATGCTCAACTTATCGCCGCTGCCCCGGACCTCCACCGCATTGCCACCGATCAGGCCGCAGAGATTGCGCGGCTGCGGGTGGCATTATCCGCAATCACCGCGACTGACTGCTATTCGCGCGACGAAGTGACGGCAATGGCCCGCGCCGCCTTAAAGGTGCAGTCATGACCGATAGGCCAATCATATTTTCCGCGCCGATGGTGCGGGCGCTGATCGAAGGGCGGAAATTCCAGACGCGCCGAATATTGAAGCTGGCGGGCCGCTTGCCTGATTATGTTGGGGGGCGCGGGTTTACTCACGATCCGACGTGCTGGGGATGGGAAGACTCCAACAACGGCGACTATGTGACGATTGAAAAGGAAGACGGCCAGCGCATGGGCTGGCGCGATTGGCGCGGGGCGTATCGTGCAGGCGACCGGCTGTATGTGCGGGAGGCATTTCAGGGACATTCGGCCTATGAAGCGCATGGATACAAGCCTAGTGACTGGGGCAACAAGCCGATCTGGTATTGCGCCGATGGTGAGCCTGATCCGCTTTACTCAGCATCAAGCCGAAAGCGACCCTCAATCCACATGCCGAGATGGGCCAGCCGCCTGACGCTGACCGTCACAGATGTTCGGGTGCAGCGGTTGCAGGACATCACGGAGGATGATGCGCAGGCCGAGGGATTGGTGCAGGCATATGAGGGCTGGGCGACAGATACACAAGGACGATGCTGGGGCCCCACGGCCAGAGATTCATTCGTACAATTATTTGACAGCCTCCACGGTGACGGCGTGTGGGAAGCAAACCCGTGGGTTGTCGCGCTGACCTTCGACGTGCATCGCGGCAATATTGACGAGGTGCAGCCATGACCGCCAAGCGATGCACATGCTCAAGGTGCTGGCCGGATTATGCGCATTTCAGGGCTTGCCCGATATGTGGCAACAAGCGCTGTCCAAAAGCAAAAGACCACGAAAACGCCTGCACAAATTCGAATGAGCCGGGCCAGAAGGGATCAAACTATGAGTGAAGCCATGACCGCCCGCGCCATGACCTATTACGCCCTCGACCGCAGCCCGGATACCGTGGCGCATCTTGGCCATGCGCAAGAGCCGCTGATATGACCCCCCTACCCTTCCGCGCGGGCCTTGTGAGGCGATGGCACGCTAACCCCTCACTGGCCCACCTAACCGACACAGTAGCATCACACAGCGGGCGCATGGCGGCGCTGGCGTGTGTGTTGTGGCCTGAACCATCGGCGGCACTGCTTCGCGCCATTGCCTGCCATGATCTGGGTGAGATAGCGACCGGCGATGTGCCGTGGCTCGTGAAGCAAGACCCAGCGCTAAAGGCCGCGCTGGATCGGCTGGAAGCACAGGCGTTGCGGGATATGGGGCTGGCTTACCACGTTGGCCCGGACGACGCGCGCCGATTGAAGCTGCTTGACCGCCTCGACGCATATCTATTCGTGACGCAATATGCCCCGCACGCCCTAGATGGAGACGACTGGCCAGCGGCGAAGGCATGGCTATTCGCAGAGCAAGAGGCGATTGTCGCGCCCGAGCGGATCGTCAGACTGGCACGCCCATAACCCGCGCCACACATATCGCCATGTGCCGTAATCCCAGCGCATCCAGCACCAAGGCGCACGCGGCGGGATCGCGGAATAGGCCGAAAAGCATGGGGCCGGATGGTGTGGCGATGATGAGGAGGTAGAGCTTCACGCGCCCCACCCTCTGGCCGGAACCGCGCCGCCCGTAGCGTCCTCGATGGCAAGCGCGACCGCCAGCGACGGCGGATATTTGCCTTGTGACAGCTCGGTCATAGTGCTTTTCGCAATGCCGACAGCCGCCGCCAAAGCTAACTTCGTGGTGCCGCTTTCCCGCAGGTATGTGTTCAATTTTTCCATGCGGTCACGATTGCACAAAAATATTTTGTTCGCAAGCGCGAATATTAGCTGTTGACGCGCGGGTTCGCTTGTGCGAATGTCATTGTAAGGAAACGGGCAGACGCCCAAACGGGAGATACGACCATGAACGTACGCACCGCAACAGAGACCGCCCGCGCCGCCGCCGCCATCGCTTTCGTGAAATCGGAAGTCGCAGCATACGAAATGCCTGCCCACATGAAGGACGCAGCAACGGCGGCTCTTGCGGCCCTTCCCGGTGTCGCGTCTTTCTGGAATGAGATAGTCACAAAATACAATGACAGGACAGCGACCGACCACACCATGAGCCTCATTGAGGCGATCATCACTGGCGACAAAGCGCGCCACCCTATCCACAATGTCGTCGCAGACCTGCGGGCCGCACTCGCCGCCGCCTAACCCCCACCCCCGGCCACGCGCCGGGGGCCACCACACCCTGAGAGGATGACGACTATGACCGACGCGAACAAAGCCAAAGCGCGAAAAGCATTTGCCGCCGCAGCCGCAGAATATCACAAAGAAAAAGACGCAGCTTATGCCGTCTATCAAGCCGCCTGCAATGCGTCCGAGGCCAAGCTGAACGCTGCGCACGATGCTCTTTCCGCCACCCTCAGCTAACTGCCACACAGGAGCCGACAATGGACCGCACAGTCGAAGTTAGAGTCTACGACCTGCAACGAATGATCATGCTGCTCGACGCGGCAGAGGATGCGCTCGACAAAGCCGCCGCTGCCGAAAAGAAGCGCGAGGCTGGAAAGTTTCTGCGCTCTATCACCGCACAAGACCGCGCAATCGCCACGCGCAAATTCGTTGCTGAAATGGCGGCACAATACAACGTCGATCTGGGGGTTTGACCATGCACGCCACCCACCACAGCGACGACGTGCTTGCCACATTTACCGCCGACGCGGAATGCCAAGGTGTCGGCGGCGACGGATCGCCCGCATACGCCGCGCCGGTGAATATCCAGATCGCCACGTTGGAATTGTTTGGCAGCGATGCCATGCACCTGCTGAAACTCTGCCCGCAACTCACGCTCGACGTGTTGGCGCTGGCGGATGAACTCGAATTTGAAGGGGATGAATGATGACACTCGCACCGACTGACGACGAACGCTTGATCGAGGCTATCCGATACCGCAGCGCATTCAGCCCGACGCATCACCAGATCGGGCGCGTCATTGCCATGATTGAAAATGGAGACATGATACACGTCAACCAGATACCCGCGCACCTGCGCGAGACTGCCAGCCGGGGCAATGATCTGCCAGCCGGGATTGCTCTGGTTGATCCGGTTGACGATCTACGCCGCCAAATCTGGGCGGATTACACGGGGAGTGCGGTCCGATGATCCTGCCCCGAGACTACGACGCATGGCGACTGAGCGGCCCTGACGAAGATGACGACCCTAAGAAAGGGACATGCCCCGCCTGCGACGGCGATGGCTGCTTGGAGCGGGAAAACACCGTGACCAGATGCGGGCGCTGCTCTGGTGATGGTGTGATCAAAGCCGCCCAGGACGAGCCAGATGGTGACTACGAATACGAACGGCGGCGAGATGCCGCATGGGAGAATGACCAATGATCCGCCCCGACATGCACCAGACCGACGACACCCTAGCGCGCGGCATTGTCCGCAAGCCGCCGCCGCGCACATGGGGACTGCGCCGATACGCCATGCTTGCCGCCGCCTTTGCGCTTGGAGTGATGGCGGCGCACGTTGGGCCGAAAGCCTATCAGCAATTCAAACTAGACGCGATGGAGTATGTGAGATGACCCCCGCAGACATCGCCACCGCCCGCGCCGCAGCAAATGGCCCCGACCCCGTGGCAGCGGCTATCGCATCAACCGCGCTGGCGCTAAACTCCCGCGCGACATTGCAGGAGCCTAGACCATGACCCGCCGCACCCTGACCACCCTTGCCGTTGGCGACATAGTTTGCCTTGTGCACCGCAGCGGTTCCAGCCGCATCAGCGCCTTTACACGAGGTCCAGTTGAGAGAGTGACAAAAACGCAAATCATTGCACTCGCTGGCCGACGCTTCTTGTCGTCGAACGGCAAGGAGGTTGGCACGCTCAAGGCTCATGGCCGTGCTGCGCGGTTGCAGCGATTTACGGCGGAAATAGAGCAAGAGGTTGCCGCCGCCAAATCAGAAAGGGACGCTGAAAAGATGTGCGCTGAAGTCGCCACCCTTTTGAATCGCGCCCGGGCGGAGGACGCGGTGCGCCTAGCCGCGATGATCGGCCAAGACTTAAAGGACGCCAGGCCATGACCCGCACCCTGACAGCCCTTGCCGCCGCTCTAGCCCTCAGCGCCTGCGCCACGGCCCCGGACGCCCCAAGCCGGGGGGTTGACCAACCCGCGTTGGCAAAGCCCAGCCGCAGCCCGTCCGACCGCCCCACCGACATACCGACGCGGGCCACGGCGCGCGGCCTGAATACCTTGATGGAGCAGGTCAAAAACACGATTTGGCCCGCCTGCGTGCAGTTTGATGGCGGGTGGGGGTATGCTCAAGATGTCGCTGCAATCGCGCAGCAGATCAACATGCGCGGGCTTTGTGTCGAATTGGTGCCGGGCGGGACCGCCATCAGCGCGGGCGTGATGCTTGCCCGGCAGTCGAACAATTTCCGCGTGGCCGATCCTGACGCCAAGGTTTTTGGGGTGCATCTTTCTGCCGTCCACAGCCATAACACTGCCGCCGCGATTACTTGGATGTTCGGGCCCGAGGGATACGACTCGCCGGGGTGCTTGGATTCTTACTTGGCTGGCCCGTGGTATGACAGCGCCAATCAGCTTCTTTGGCTTTCTAAAAATGAATTGGATAGGGGCTGCAAATGACTGATCCAACACTCAACCGCGCCGGTCGGGCGCTGCTGGCTTTTCTGGTGAATGTCGCTTTCTGGGCAGGCTTTGCGGTCACCATGCTGCTACTGAACATGATGATTGAAGACACCGATGCCGACGCGGCGCGCGAAACTTTTGGCACTTTGTCCGCAGCTTTCGGCTTGCTCGGCGCATGGCATGTGTTTTTCCAGCCCGCCGTTGACGCATGGAGGGGCACGAAATGACTGACCTGAGGGACAAGATCGCCGCCGTGATCGTATCAAACCGCGCTTGCGATAATTGGCACGAACCGCGACCTGCTGATCTGGAATTGGCCGACGCCATCATTGCCGCGCTGCAGGTGATGGCTGCGCCGCAGCCAATGCGCACAACGCCGCCGCAGTCGTCGCGGCATTTGCAGGGGGAGTCGCAAAATGACTGACGCCGAACACACTTTATACCGCGTGGCCGCGCTTGCTGCGATGCTGCCTTTGACTCTGATTGCCATCCTGGGATTCGCGGTCCTTTACGCTTTCGTGTCCGCGCAATCGGTAGGGCTGCGGGTGGCTTTCGGCGGGTTCTTTCTCTGGATGGGTGTCGCAGCCGTTTTCTGGAATATTTGAAATGGACGCCGCCCGCACCCCGACCCGCTCAAATCGCCATAGGCAACAGCAGATCGCCGCCATGAAAGGCCAGACCGATGAATGACGCACCGGAACGGGTATGGGTCGCCGTGTGGTGGTGGGCGTGGTGAGCGAAAACGTAATACAGTTCAATCGGCGGAAAACCGCGAAAAAATCATTCCGAATGTATATGGTATTTGTTTACGATGGTGGAGACTGCAGCATATATCGCGCCGGTGCTGATGGGGAATGGAGCAGATCCTCGACAGAAAAACTTGACCCCGACACTGCGCGCGCAGTCAGTGCAATTATTGAGCCGTCTACCGCTGCGGAGGTAGTCCAGATTGCTAAGTACCCAGAGCCGAAAAGCAAAGACAGCCTGCGCACAAAGTGGAGTTACGTCATTGCCTGTTTGCCGCTGCTTTTGCTGGCTGTATGGGGGCTCTTGATGTGAAAGGCGAACCGCGCAACCCGTACCCGGTGCAAACCGCGCTGCACCGCGCCGGGTATCAGATGATTGATCGCGGCCTATGGGTGCCGAAAGCCGTGGCGCTAGAGGCGCGGCGCATTGCCAATGCGTGCCAGGCTGATGTGGACCGGATCAAGGATGAGGTGGCTCACTCGCAAACCGCCTCAAACACAGCCACGAACCGCGCGCCGGATGCCAGCGTTTCCGGCGTGTCGGATCTGGAATAGGTTGGCAGATCGCGCGCCAGTTCCCGGCAGATCGTTGCGCTAGTCGCGGAGCCTGTCAGATCGGCGCAACCGCTCAACATCATCAACAGCCCCAGCGTCATCAGCAGCCCGCGCCCGGTCGGCTGCGGTGCGTATCTTGTCAGCATTTTCATAATCCCGCCTCACCTGTTTGTCATGCGCCGTGCGCTCGCCCTGCTGGCGGCCTGTGATCCACGCTATGACCGCAAGCCCAACAGCCCCGACGATCGCCCCCAGCGGGCCTAGGATGATGCCTAGAAGGTCGCTCATGTCGCCCACCCGCGCCGCTTGGCAAGCCCGTACACGACCTCTACAGCCGCGCCCAGAGCAAGTGACAACATCAGCACGGCGTCAGGGTCCATCGCCAGCGCCTCGCCAGCCTGTGACCCCGCCAGATAGCCGATGCCGTACCGAAAGATGATGCGCGCAACCGGTCCTAAATTCATCAGCCGCGCCCCTTAAACCATGCCACGATAAACGCCAACAAATCCGTCAGTCCGTTTTGTCGCTCACTTTGTGCCGACTCCTGCACCACAACGGGCGCGCTCACAGACGCCCACCACGCCGCCGCATCATACGCCGGGCACTGTGTCGCCGCCAAGTCAAGATGTCCTACCACGCGCGCGCCAGGGTGACGTGAAAGCACCTCCCGCGTCAGCTTGATCTGCGCCGCAATCTGCAACGGCGTGCGATTGTCAACGCCGCGGTTTGGCCCGGTCGCGCGGTCAAGCCCGCCAACTACGCAAATCCCGATGGTGCCTGTATTGTGCCCTCGGACATGCGCGCCCACCGTGCCCTCGGACCTGCCCGCCTCGACCGTGCCGTTGCGCCTGATAACCCAGTGATAGCCGATCTGCGCAAAACCTCGGTCGCGGTGCCACTTGTCGATATCAGACGCGCCAATGTCCTGATCGCCATAGGTCGCGGAATAGTGCATGACGATGTGTGTGATATTGCTTTGCGGTTTCATCGGAACCACTCCAAGATTATATCTCTGAAAAACGCGACCCCAGCCCAGACCACCGCCCCGACAACCCCCAGCGCTGTAATGCCGCCGATGATCTTGCTCCAAAGGGACGTGACTAGATCAGTCACCGGCTCGATCTTATCCAGCCGCCGCGTCATGTTTTCATGCCCGTGCCGAATGTCATTCAATTCAGCCGACACAGCCGACCGCGCCAATTCGGCCTTCGCCCGATCATCGGCAAGCGCCTTGTTTGTCGCTTCGCTCTCGGCTTTGCGTTCGGTGCGGTCAGCATCTATCATCCGCTCAACCCGCGTCATTACAGCGGCTAGGGCGGCGACTTGGCTTGCGACTGACTCAGCCATCAGGTGTCACCCTCCACAACGCGCACCAGCCCCGCCGCCGCAGCCATTGCCTCGGGATCGCCCGGCAAGATCAGGATTGTGGATGAGCTGGCTTGCGGCACTGGATCGCCGGATGCGGGATCATACACCACCACCCGCGCCTGCGCGCGGATTGCAGCGGCAATGTTGACGGCAGTGTCCACGTCCCAATCGGGCCGCACCGGCGTGCTCTGCACCGCGGCCAGAAATTCGTCGTCAGCATCCCACGACGCGACCGAATAGAGCGCTCCGTCACTGGCCTGCCATCCCACGGTCGCGAAGGTGTCCTGCCACTCAGCCGCGCTGGCCCCCAGCGCCATCACACGCGCCGTTGCATCGCCCACATGCGCAGCTGGGCAGATCATGATAATGCGGCTCACAGTGTGATCCCCCCGTTGTATGCAAGGTAATTCTGCATCAAAAGCCGCTCAGCTTCGGTCAGAGGCGTGTCGCCCTCGTCGAGCAGCAGGCCACCGTAAAACCGGCCCGCCGACGAGATAGTCGCCGTGCTTCTGAAAAGATCGGTAAACCCCGGCGCAGCAAGGGGGCGCATTAATCCGGTCAGGGTTGGCGTCAAAGCAACGCCATTGCGCCAGCCCTGTGCTGCCCCTGACCCGACAGACCGCACTACAAGGACGCCCCTACCGTTTGATTGCTCGGTGAATTGAGTGCGATTGGCGGACAAATTTGCATCAATTCGGGGCTGATTAGACGACGCCTGTCCGAACCGCGTATTGGGGCCACCAAAAATTCCAAGGCTATCTGCGCCTGCTCGATGGTCAAACGCTGCTGCCATAGTAAAGTCGCCCGTAGGGGCAAATGGCGTTTCCAGCGGCATGAAATCATCGAAGCCATCACGCCAAAGAGCATACAGGTCGCGCTGCCCCGCCTCCGTCACATCGAAAGCTGACAAGTTGCGCTGCCACGCTGTCCGAGTGCTTCCGGTCTCGAATTGCAGCGCAGTAACTCGAAATGTCACATCGACCGGCGTGCCGATTACGAAAAGCATCTGGATGCTTGTTTCCAGCTTCGCCACGGTCGCTTCGACTGCTGTTTTTGTAAAGCTTACGGTGGTTTCCGTTGCGCCAAGGCTCAAGGAGCCCGCTGCAAACAAGAGAAATGCGTCCACTGCGCTGCGCTCTACGATCGTAGCGCGGCATCCAGTGACGCCCGTTGCTGTCCCAGCTATACGCTCAAATTGAAACGAACTCGTGGCGACTGTGCCGACGCCTGCTGGAATCATTCCATGCGAAAAGCCCGCATAAGCAAGGTTGTGCGACGCTGCGCTCGGCGTGCCTTGATACTGCAGATCAACAAACGCCCGTCCCTGAGCATCAATGCCGCTCGCAATTTTGGTCATAGTCACGCCGCTCTGCACTGCCGACGCTGGCCAATAAGTTGCGATTCCTACCGCCGCCGATCCATTCGCCCTATTCCGCACCCCGCCCGCAGGCTCGCGCGCAAAGATAGGCTGCGCCGCAAAGTCCGTCTGCGTGGCCACCAGCACGCCCCGGCTGTCCCGGATCGCCGCAACCTCAGCACCCGGTCCAGCAATAGGCGTCGTGCCCGCCACGTCGGAATACATGCGGTTCGGGCGCAAAGTCAGATCGCGCACGACGCGTGTGCCGACGCGCAGCCTTGAAGGTGACCATAAAAAAGCCGGGCCGATAAATGTAGGGCCAATACCCAAGCCAAGATTCATTCGTCAAGCCCTCCGATTTGCGGCAACACTTGCCGACCCGCGCCCGCTTCTTTCTGCCATAG